CGTTGGAGTTGTAAGCCTGTTTCCCGGCATAAAGCTTGCTGAGAGGCACGCCGAAAAACCGGGCGATATCCTCCACGGTGATCTCTTTGCTTTCCACAAACTGCGCGTCGCTGTTCGTCATGGTGATGGGCTTGTACTCCATGCCAAAGTCCAGCACGGCGGTGCGAAAAGCATTTTTCGGGCCGGCGTGGGTTTTCTCCCACTCTTCGCGGATAATGTCCCTGTGCGTTACCGTCTCGGTGGTGCCGTCGGATTTTGTTCTGGTCACCTCTCCGCAGAGATCACCGGCGGCCACCAGCACACCGCTGGGCGTACCGCTGTTCTCGTAGTAGCTGCGCTCGTAGTCCTGCGCGGATCGCGCCGCCGCGATAACCTCGCTGGCCCGGCCGAGGACGCTCATACCCCTGAAGCCGTCGTGCGAATAGCCCTTGAAATGCTCCACGTCCGTGCAGCTCAAGCGCATCAGTTCCCCGCTGTACGGGTGCGTCACGGTGTACCAGGGCCGGCCCGTGGTGTCTTTCCAGGGCTGCACCAGTTCCCAGGGCAGCGGAATCAGCTCCCTTGGGCGCCGGGAAATCGGGTCGCGGAGGACCCATACATAACCGTTTCCACCGGAGAGACGGTTGCCCTCCACCATAGCCTTAAAAACTGCCGGCGTCATGGCCTCGTTTGGCCGCACATTCAGCAGCGTCAGCAGTGGGTGCCCCATGCGCTTGTTAGTGTTCTCATCCACGCAATAGCTGGGCAGCTTTGCCATGGATCCGCTGAGGATTTCCATCGCCCGCGTCACCGCGCTGAGTTTCATGGCGTCGGCCTCCGTGCCGGTGTAGCTGCCCACCGCGCTCATCACCACGCCCCCGGCGCTTGCCGTCACGGCGTTCTGGACCCGGCCTGGGGAAAATGCGGAGAGGATGCCGCGCTCAAGTCTTGTCATGCTCGTTGCTCTCACCCCTTATCATCATCACGGCGCCCACGATGAGCAGTGCGCCGGCCGCTATATACCCCGCCGGCTCAAAAATGAGCCAAACGCCGACGGCGATGGCTGCGGCGCCCGCAAGCAGCAGCAGCACCGGCAGCAGATCGTGCAATGATTTGAGCATTTTCATAGTTTCCTCCTACATGGCCCACTGCCCGGCCGCGATCCGGTCCTGCAGGCTCGGATTGTTTCTCCGGGTGATAGCCAGAACCAGCGCGTCCATGACCGCGGCCACGGGATCCACGCGGGCGGTGTCGTCCTTGTATTTTTTTGAGATTCGGCTCTCATCGTTGCCGTTGGAATATTCCACGGCGTTGGCGAACCATTTCACCGCCGCCGGCGAATATTTGATAATAACCTTCCCGCTGCGCAGCAGATCCCGAAAGCCCTTCACGGCCACATTCTGGGTGCCGCAGCCCTGGTAGACCTCTACGCACAGGTCCTCGTCGCCGCGCTCCTGGGCGATGGCGATCGCCAGATCGGTGGCGTTGTGCCCGTCATAAGCGATCTTTGCGGCCTTCCAGCCGTGTTTTCTTTCGTTGCGGATAAACCACTCCGCCACAAAGCGATTTTCCGTCACCGCGCCTGGCGTCGCCGTACAGTAACCGTCCCGGCACCATTCCCGGTAGGGATAGCGGTCGGTGTGTTCATGCCGGCCGATGCCGTCCTCCGGCATAAACCCGTGCAGCTCCATGGCCACATAGCCGTCGTCCAGCAGAAAAACGGACGCCGCGCCCGTCAGGTCGACGCGCTTGCCCAGGTCGAACGCACCGTAGTACTCCCGCCCGTCGGTGAGGGCGGCGAACCAGGCCGGACCCACCATAGCCTCCTGCAGCCGCGTCATGTCCAGCTCGTCCAGATAGCGGTTGACACTGCCGGTCTGCCACATACACAGGCGCCGGGTCAGAAACTTGCGGATCTTCTCCGCGTCGTTGCTGCCATAGGCCGCCGTGTATTCAGCTTCGATCTGCTCCAGCAGGTACCGGCTGTAATCGTTGGGATAGCGTAGGCAGGGATTAGCTTTTGCCCAGTTTGCGCGGGCGTGGGGGTCGTCCCCCTCGTCGCATTCACGGATCATGACAAAATAGGTGTCGTCGCAAACGCTGGGGTCGTCCAGCACCCGCTTGGCGTATTCCTCCTCGGTAAAACAGGGTTTATTTTCGGCGTCGTCGCCGGCGGTGGTGATCACCAGCATCAGCGACTGCGGCCGCTTGCCAAAGGAATTAAGACCCAGATCGTAGATGTCACTGGTGGTGTGGGCGTGGTATTCATCCAGGATGAAGCAGCTAGGCGCACCGGAATCCTTGTTTTTGGTGTCCTTCGAGAGCGCCCGCATAAAGCCGCCCCGCGTCCGGTGTTTTACGGGGTTCGCCTTGGGAATGATCAGCCGCCGGGCGATATTGGGCGAGGCCTGGGCAATGGCCTTGGCATCCCCAAACACGCGCATGGCCTGTCCGCGGTCCACGGCTGCGCATTCCACCTCCGGCTGCATCTCAAACTTTGCTTCCTCTGGGCAATATGGCGGGTAGATCACGTCGCCGCACATATGGTAGAGGCCCTGACCGGATTTTTCGGTGGATTTGAAATTGCCCCGGGCGCGCTTTTCATAGGTGCGCTTGAAGCGCCGGGCGCCGGTATCCTTGTGCACCCAACCGTAAACCACGGAGAGGTCGAAGATCTGCCAGGGTTCCAGCTTAATAGGTTCACCCTGCTCCACGCCGCGCACCTGGCGGCATTCGCCGAACCAGCGCAGGATCCGGTCTGCACGGGTCACGTCAAAGACATAAGGGAAATCCGGATCGCCCTGGCGTTTGAGATCGTCCAGGTGCCGCTGGCAGGCGAAAATCTCATATTTGCAGCACAGGGGCATCAGCTTGCCCTGCGTCACCTGCTTGGCATAGATCGCGGACGGATGATGCAGCCCGCTGCTTTTCCTCACGGGCATTGGTTCACCTCCAAAAGAAAACGCCGGAGCCGGTGTCCAAATTGGACACGCGGCTCCGGCGTTAAACGCTCTGGCCATAATGCTGAATTCCGTCACATCGCTTTTCGCCGTTCTTGCCTCCCTTGTCAAAGGGAGGGGGACCGCGAAACGCGGTGGAGGGATTTGTCCTGCACACAGGCGACAGTCTTGGCGGCTGCCGCCCGTGCCCAGAAAAGAAAGGAAGAAGAGTCCGAGGGTTGCTCAGGCCCTCGACACAGGACTGCGGGTCATGGGCGGCTTGTCGCCGCCCTTGGCCCGTCGTCTTGCCGCCCTTTCGGGTCGGCTGACGTCCCGCAGCCCTGTGTCCGGGGTCTGCCCCGGAACGCAGGCGCCTTCCGGCGCCCGCGCCCACAAAAGAAAGGAGGGATACAGCCGGGGGCCTGCCCGAGCCCCCGGCGAGAAGCTGGACCGCGCAGCCAACCTGTACCGCGCCCGGAGTACCGGCCTGACCGCAAAGACTGTCCCGGCGCTCATGGTTGTTCAGCCCCTCGCCCGGAGCTTGTCAGTCTCCAAACAGCGCACCGTCGCCGGTGTCGTCGTCCGGCAGCGGCAGCCGGATCCCGTTCCGCGCTCTGGCGTTCAGCCCCAGATCGACCGCGCCGGCCCGGAGCTGCTTGAAATATCGGTCCTGCATCGCCGTCCAGCGGTCCGCCGCTGTGGTGTCTCCAGCCGAAATGGCGCTCGTCACCCGATTGGTGCAGCGCAGATAGTTATACTCAGCAATGAGATACCGTGCCAGCGTGTCGGCGTCAACCTGGGTCAGCGTGCCCATGGGGATCAGCACCGCCGCCAGTTCATCAAACTTTTTCCGCAGACTTACCGGCAGGTAACCCGGCGGGCTTACCTGCGCGGCGGCGGGCGCCTTCGGTTCTCCGGCCTCCCGGACGGCCAGCTCCTCCTTGGTATAATGGCGGCTGGTCGCCTTCAGTTCCGCCGCGCTCTTCCTCGGCCGGCTCACAGCAGCACCGCCTCTTCGCCCGTCAAAGTTTCCCACCGCCGGATGATCACATCAACGTAGCGCGGATCCAGCTCCATGCAGTACGCCACGCGCCCGGCCTGCTCGCAGGCCACCAGGGTCGTGCCGCTGCCGGCGAAGAAGTCGCCCACCAGTGCGCCCGGGCGGCTGGAATTGCGGAGCTGCCAGTCGAACAGCCGCACCGGCTTCATGGTCGGGTGGTCGGCGCTTTTCGTCGGCCGGTCGAACTCCACCACGGTGGTCTGTTTCCGGTCTCCGCACCAGCGGTGGCCGGCGCCGTCCGTCCAGCCGTACAGCGAGGACAGGTGGTCGAGATCCCGCTGCCCGTTGTCGGCTGCCTCGTCATCCTTTTCGCCGTGCAGGCAGGGCTCATGCTGCCAGTGATAGTCCTGACGGCTCAGGGTGGCACTCTGCTTTACCCAGATCAGACACTGCCGCACCTGCCAGCCGGCGACCGCGCAGGCCTCCCGGAAGTTGAGCCCCGTGGCACCGTCCGCGTGCCAGATGTAATAGGGCGCGCCGGGCCTCATCACTGCATCCGCCGCGCGGAACGCTCTGGTCAGAAAATCGGTAAAATCGGCGCCGGCCTTAAAGTCGTCATTGAGAATCTGCAGGTGATCGGCGGTACCGCCGGTAATGTCCACGTTGTACGGGGGGTCCGTCAGTAACAGGGCCAGCTTTGCACCGGCCATGAGCTTGGCCACGTCCGAACAATCCGTGGCGTCGCCGCACATCAGTCGGTGGCGGCCGAGCTGCCAAATGTCGCCGCGCTTGGACATTGGCACCATCGGCGGTGTCGGGTCAAAATTGTCCTCAAAAGCCTCGTCCGGCTCATCGAGGATAATGTCCTCGTCGGAAAAGCCGGTCAGCGTGATGTCGGCTCCGGCGTCCTTCAGCGCCTGCAGTTCCTCGCTCACCAGCGCATCGTCCCAGCTCGCCATATCACTCAGGCGGTTGTCCGCCAGAATGTAGGCCCGGAGCTGCATCGGGCTCAGATGATCCACGATCACGCAGGGGACCTCGGGCCAGCCCTCAGCCGCCGCGGCCGTGAGCCTCCCGTGGCCGGCGATGACGCGCCTGTCCATATCGATCACCATGGGCGCGATAAAGCCGTACTCCCGCAGCGAGCGCCGCAGGGCGGCGATCTGCTCCGGCGAATGGACCCGGGCGTTTTTATCGTAGGGAACCAGATCACCCGGCGGGATCATTTTAAATTGTGCCACGCTGCGCTTCAGATCCATATCAGTCTCCAAACAGGTCGTCGTTTTCCTCGCTGGCCTCCGCCTGGCTCTTTTTTCTGGCCATGCCAATGCGGGAGGCCGGCGTCAGGCCGAGCTTTTCAGCGTAGCGCAGGATCCCGCTCTCCAGGGAGGACAGCTTTGCGGCCAGCCCGTCCAGGGCATCCGTAGCCTTCAGCTGCTCCGCAAGGGTCAGATCCTCCCGGGTGGATCCGTCCACCAGCTTGCTGCACAGATCGTTCAGCCGGTCCCGCCGGGAAAGCATGGTGCAGTAGGTTGCCAGCGTCTCCGTGTCCAGATCGTCTAGGATCTCCACGCCGCCGGTCTTCATCCTCCGCAGCGTCAGCCGCCAGTACTGCACGGCCAGCTTGTCCCCGCGGATGCGAGCCGGCAGCGTAATAGTTACCTGCGTGCGCGTAGGCAGCGTCATGGCCTCCGCCATGCTTCTGGCCGCGACCTCGGCCTTGGTCAGGTGCTTTGTCTGGTTCTCCAGCGCCTTGCTTTTCGCCATATCAAAACCTCCTGCCCTCCGGCTCCTCGGCGGAGCCTTGGGAATAAGCCGACGCCCACGCGGTTTGTCCCGCGCTTGATGCCGCTTGCCGGCGGCGGCTTTCACCGCACGGCATCCGACCGCCAGCCTATTCCCAGGGCTCCGCACCCGCCGCTCTGCCCGTGCCGCCCGTGCCTCGCCGTGCCGCCCATGCTTCGCCGTCCCGCCGCCTCGTTCCGTTTGTCTGCCGAATCGCGCCACCCGTTCCTGATTTCCGTTTGGGGAATTTTTCT